TGAGCGCCAGTTACTGTTCCAGCAAAGATGCCGTTAAGTCGAACGCCGTCAGCAATCTCGGTGTTGTTAAACGTGACAGCCTTAGCCTTGGCTTGCGCAACAACATCAGGAGCCTCACCCATTTTAAGAGGCGTAGCGTTACCCTTAGAGTCAATCATGATAGGAATGTCCTGACCATTAACCCTGATGGAAGTGCTACGAACGCCAGCCTCAGGATACATTTTACGATACATGTCCGTAAACCCAACAGGCACAGTTCCAAACTTGGCCTTATAGAACTCGCGAGCGGCGCTTTCCTTTTGAACAGAAGTAAGGAACTGGTCGTAAACTTCTTCGCCAAGTTCAAGTTTACCAACGCTAAACGGAGCAGACTTGGCAACAGGAGCGTTAGTTCTTTTTGCATCAAGTTCTGCGGCAACTGTCGAAGGAGTAATTTTCTGTTCTTGCTTTAAGGTAGCCTCAGACTTTGCGAGATTTTCACCAGACGTGATGCCCATTTGTTTTTTAATCTGGAACATCTGGTCATAGGTAAGTGGTTTGTTAGGGTCCAAGCGAAGTTCGTCTATGACCTGTTTAAATTGATTAAAAGCAGGAGACGGAACGTATGATGGATTTTTCTCCCTTTGTTCAAATCCAGAAAAGCCTCCACCTCCGGGCATACCAGCGCCACCCATGCCAATCACGGGTCCCCGCTGAGTTACAGATACACTTGGTCCAGTCGGGTTTTGTGCGTATTCCTTTCCTGCAATAACACCAAGTAGTTCTCTTGCTGTAATTGGTTTTTCTTGTTGAACTGCCGAGTCGATAGCAGAGTTTACATCAACAAGCAGTTGTGAACCAAACTTTTCAACTGAAGCCTTCTTGATAGCCGCGGCTTTACGTTCCTTTGTGGCTTTTTCTATAATCAGTTCGTCTGCGGCCTTTCCTGCAAGTTTCTTTAATCCTTCGGCCATATCCGAACCTTCAGTTGCCGAACCACTTAACTTGGCATTAAGAGCCTTTCGTTCTTCATACAAAGCCCGACCCTCGGCTTCAAGAGCCTTAGTCTGAGGTGTATTCTTTTGACCAGCATTATATGCCCTAGTAAGTGCCGCAGAGTTTTCATCGGCCTTGGCACGATTTGCTTGCAAGGCCGCATTAACATCAGGGGTTCCCTGTGCAGGAGCAGTCTTTTGAGAAGCCGCTTGAGCGGCTTGACCTGCGGCATACGCATCAGCAAGCGACTTTTGGACAAAGTCATCCTCACGGCCATAGTCAGTAACCCCGCCAACGTCTGTGCGCAAACCTTCGCGATACTTGGCAATAGAGTCTGCAAACTCGGCTTTCTGTTCATCAGTAGCGCCCGATGTAGCAATAGAACTCTCAACCTTGTTAATGTAGTCCCGAACACCAGCCTCAACTTCTTCAGGAGTAACGCCAGACTTAACAAGACTAGCGCGGATTTGTTCGGCGTTTTTGAAGAACGGATTGTTAGCGTCGACGCCTGCTTCGCCGCTAAGGACCTTGCGAGTGTTTTGAACAGCGTCAGGAAGGTCCTTGGCAATGTTTTCAAGGCGAGCCTGAGAAACCATCTGGTCCAACTTCATCTGCTGGTCTACAATAGCCATAGAACCCTTGGCCGCATTAAGCGTAGCAAGAGCCTTAGGTAGAGCCATGGTTGGCAACTTCTCTAGGCCGTCGCGAGCCGTCTGGAGTATCTTTGCGTAGCGAAGAAATGGGTTGTCTGCGATAGACTTAAATGCGTCAGTATCTAATTCATCGTCGGGCTTACCATCCCAAGTCAGATACTTATTAGCCAGTTCTGGGTCGATGCCAGAGGCGTCAATAAATGACTGCTGTTGCTGAAGGAGTTGAGAGCCTGCAATTTCAGCATCACCCATGGCGGCACCAAACTTAGCCTTGTTCTCGTTAAATGCCGCAATCCCCTTGGCCATGCTGTCGCCCATGCCAGCAATGCCAGCACCAAGCATCTTGCCAATGTTTGCGCCAGACTCGGCAAGGCCCTGAATGGGCTCAAAACTGCCGCCTTGGTATCGTTGAAATGGGTTAGCCATTAGGGAGTGCCAAAGTTTTGTTTAAAGTTGGGATTACTGTAATAGCCCTGACCCATGGAGCCAGCCATGGACATAAAGCCAGAGCCGATACCAGCCATGGCCTGAGCCTTGGCCATGTTGGCCTGCGCGGCCGTATTGTATTCCTGACCTTTGACGCCAGCCATGTATTGAGACTCGGCCTGAGAGAACTGAGGGCCCTGAGCGCCAATCATTGTGCCAGCGGCGCCCATCATGCCAGTCGGGCTCATGATGTTGGAAAGCATTACGTTGCCGTATGTCTGGGCGGCTTGACCCGAAAGGCCAGAGCCAAGTCCATAAGCAGAGCCAGCATACAGGCGAGCGCGGTCCTGACGGGCCTGCCCCATCTGGTAGGTATTAAGGACTTCCTGTTGGACGGCCTGATTGCCCGTAAGGCCCCGAGCGGCCATAGCACGACGAGCGGCTTGCTCGGCGTAAGCCTGAGCCTCAGGAGTAAGGGAGGTGCCAGCATCAAGTTCGCTTTGAGCGCCACCAATCATGGTGTTTAGAAGGCCGTAAGAACCCGGAGCCATTCCCGCAACATAAGCGTCACGGGCACCCGTAGAAGCCCGTTGATATAGGGGAGACATAGCGGACATGTTTTGCCCACTAATGTCAGCCGCCATAGGCGTATAGGCATTATAAAGGTTTTGCAAAGAACCCATTTGCCCCATTAGCCCACGTTCTTGAAGGCCGCGGTAGGCATCTTGGGCGGCAGTTTCGTTGCCAATAATCTTTGGTAAAACCCGTCCTTGAGCATCAAGAGACTCATCCATTTCTCCAAAATAAGACCGCGGGGGCGGACGCTTGCCTGCTTGTTTAGCCGCGGAGGCTGACGAAGCCGCTCCAATAAGAGAACTGCCAATGATTGCTGTTTCGATGCCCATGTTATCTTTCGAGTATGTTGATAAAGTTGTTAGAAAGCGAGTAAATAGACCCTTTTATGAACCCCCACTTTTGGACCTTATCCCAGTTAGGGTATCGTTCCTTGAAAGCCCTCACGAGCATCTTGCGCGCTTCTGGCGTCTTGGCTATCCAATCCATTACAACCAACTCTTTATCCCCTTCCGATTTCGGCTCCACATACTCCTCATAAGGGACTAACTGCGATTTGTTGATGCCGTCGCATGGCCAAGGTAGTGGGTAGGCTATGGCTATGCCGTCAATGTCTCCAGCCGTTAGAATGTAATCTCGGTCAAAAGCCCAGACCAGATAGAGATGCAGGCTCTCGTCGGATAAAGCAAAACAGGGCCTTTTGGCCCTGTCGGTTTGCTTAATGAAATCCTTGATGCGCCTAAGCAACATTAAGCAGTCTTGTATTTGTAAATGCGGAACTTGGAAGCGGCCAGAGTTCCTCCCAAAGTGCTAGTAATGTTTGTGGGTGCAGTTGTTGTTTGAAACAATGTCATCCCACTACCACTTCCAGCATATACATCTACCTTAACTGTATCAGACGCAATAGCAGTTCCAGCAGGAACAACCCATCTATGCGTAGTTACATTAGTAGTTCTTACGGCTCCGTTGCCGCTGTCAAATTGGGCGTGATATGAAAGGTATTGTCCAGTTTGAAATGCTTGGCTTCCATATCTAAAAGCAAAATCGTAACTCCATCCTGCAATACCACTATGAGCAGAAACAGTTTCAAACACCCAGATTTCTTCGGAAGGTTTAACAAATGCAGTTGAAGTCCAGACAGCAGCAAAAACCCCCGGAGTAGTGGCAATATACGGAGTCATTGTTTCTTCCGCAATCTCAGTCAACACATAGCCAACAGTCCCGTTGACTTGCAAAACACCTGTGAAATTGGCAGTTCCGTTTGATGTAAATGCACCAGAGGCTGTTACAGCACCAGAGGCTAAAACGCTTTGAGAAAACTTGGTAGAGCCATTAACTACCATAGTTCCATCAACAAACAGGCTTCCAGCAACAGTCTTGTTTCCTGCGTTTCTAACAGCCCCTTTTTTGATGTAAGAAAGTGTCCCAGAGGCCGCTGTCACACCCGGAAAGATTACATAGGTAAAAGAGTTTGTAGCAACAGTAGCCACCCGGAATGTGCCATTGTAATCAGTTGCCGTTGCCGCTGTAACCAAGATTACCTGTCCGACAGTAAGGGTATGGGCCGTGGAAGTGACTGTGACAGTCTGCCCATCACCAGAGGTGTATGCTTGCCCGGTAACAATAGTGCCATCATTAGGTGTAATAACAATGTCGTTGTTAGCGCCAGCCGTAACAGATGAAGTAACAACAGGCACATTACTACCAAGCAAATCGCCAATGGTAGCCTTGCGGAGAGCCACAGCCGATGTATCGCTAATGTTTACTTGGTCGGCGGTATCAACAGTTCCAGCCGTGATGGCGGTCTGGGCTGTAATGGAGTCAACCAGAATGGTAGCCGAGTCAATAAATTGATTAAGACGTGCGGCAGTAACCTGTTGCCCGTCTGCGAATGTATCGCCTTTGTTAATTTGTGGCATTGTTAGTCTTGGCTTTGAGTGTTTTGGCCCGGGATTGAGGCGTTGATTATAAGTCCCCTAATGGTGGGTCTTAGGTTAAGCGCGTCAAACCTTATGCGCACACCATAGGCCGTCTTTCGGAGGGGAACACGACGCGACGCGTCGTTGCCATCAGCATCAGAACCAAACTCGTCTACAACAGTAGTTGCGTCTGGGTTGGTGGTAATGCAGGATGCCCTAATTGCAGAGCCAGTAGGGATTTGAAGGTCGTATTCAAGGCTCGTAAACCGCTTATCAAACATTGAACCCATAATGTAGGTTCGAGTGTCTGCTCGCCCAGCAATCTGATTTGATTGGAAAGAGCCCGCGCTAAGGGTGGCTGGCAGGTAAAATGGAAGAATTGGGGTTCCAGTAGAAACTCCATATTCGTCATATTCTAGTTCTTCCATGAGGAAAAGCCCCTGATTGCCATCAATCGCAAATACCCTACGCGCGGAGCCCTTTTTAGCAATGATAAGGTTTTGGATGTTAAATCCAGCGGGGAACGTGTCTACGGACTCCCAAGCCTTGTTAAAGAAGTTGTAGACAAGCACCGCGTTGTTTGTGGTGCTTGAGTCAAGGGGGACGGCAAGGTAGTATCGGTTGTTCCAATAGATACCAATGGCGTTCTTAGAATAGGTCCGATTGATGCGCTGGATGACGTCATCGATTGGCGACGAAAGCGGCTCTCCGATGGTCAGGAGGCGGATGCTTTCATTAGCCCCAATGTTCTGCGGGGTTAAAAAATACACCCCATTGTCTGATAAGAAGATAATGCCTCCCGCCGCGGGAACCGCGCTACGACTGGCAGAACAACCCATGTCTGAGGCCAAAGACTTGACGTAGGCATCTGAGGCAATGTTGGCACCAGACGCATAGGCCCCAGTCCCAACTGAGACGTAGAAGATGCTGTTTCGCATCAAAATTACAAACTCATTAAGCGTCCAAGGGCAGATGCTTACTACCTCATCGTTGCCGCCGTCGTTAAGCCTAAACATGTCACCAGAGTTGAACGTAGTAAACTCAAGGTAGTGGCTAACCGCAATGGTATCTACCGAGTTTTGGGCAATAATGCGATTGCCGTAGTAAAGCAAGTTTACGGCATTAGGAAACTGGTTGGCGCCAGAAGTAATGACTGAAACTGAGTTTGTCGTGTAATCAAAGATAAGCGCGCGAACCGCGTAACCTCTTGAAATGTAGACCTTGTTTACTGCCTGAACTATGCTGACGCCTAAGGCACTAGTAATGGTTGTTGCCGCTGGATAATTTATGGCGGCAGACAGGGTGCCTGTATCGGGGTTGTAGGTATACAACCTGTCCGTAAGCAGGATGATGATGATTTCCTGCCCAGACGTATCGATGTAAGACCCGCTACCATAGATGGTCTGACCAATAAGGCCACCTTCGGTAAGGCGCTCTAAGCCCTTACGAAATGAAAGCATCCCCCTATCCATACGAACGTTCTCCGCTTTGGAGAGGTATCCTTCTGGGATAGAGATTGGGTTTTCACGAGAGTTTAAACCAATGAAAGCCTTGTCTCCAGCAAGTGCGGGCTGGAGGGCCATGGCCTAGCCAATGATGGATTTGTAAATCTCGCGCACCTTTTCAGACCAACGAGTGCCAGCGTAAACGCCAGCAAGGAAGGTGAGGGCGATGACTGTAATAGACAGAAGTAATGTGAACATAAAATTAGACAGCAACCCAAGCCCCATTTTGTCGCCCATAGATAGTTCCATCGGAAGGTGCGTCCGCAATGTATCCGCTTGGGTTGTTATTTGGATAGCCAGCCGTAGTTTGAGTCGTGCTGTCTGGGAAGGTTAAGCCGCCGCCGTTAGTGGCTAGGAGGAACCTGCCATCGCTGTTCTTAAAAATGTGGTTATAATGCGTCCCCATTCCTGTGTCATTGTAAGCATCAATGATAAAATCTTCGTTATTTAAGCCGCTGATTTGTTTAACAGTAATACTGTTTGACGTCCCAGACATAGTCAAAGTCCCAGTCAATGTCCCGCCCACTAATGGCAAATAGGTGCTAGATGCCGACGACTGGGTCAAGTAGGTCGATGACGCCGCACTCGTAGTCAAGTAAGAGGCCAACGCGGCTACTGTCGTGAGTTGAGTCGTTACGCTATTAACACGGACAAAAATCCCAGCAGTAGTAGTCCAAATGTCTCCGTTTACAGGAGAGGTAGGAGCAACTCCGTGTGCAATAGAAAAGCCAGCGTTGGCAGAGGCAGATGCAATCGTGTTAACCTTACCCGATGCGTTGATAAACGAGTAGGTGCTGTCGGCCGCAACATCCTTAAATTGAACCACATCACCTGCTCCGTCTTGGACAATAATGAGTGCAGGGTTTGCAGAGTTAGTCGTAATTGTGACGTTCCCAGTCATTGCTGGCGAAGTCAATGTAGCAAACGGATTTGCCGAAGAAGGGGTAGCGGCGCTTGTAATAGCCGCTAACTGGTCAGCAGTAATTTCGTTACCAACCTCTACAACATTTGTAGGGATTTGTAAACCGACTGAAACTTGGATACTCATTAGACGGAACTGATTGTGATGTTAATTGCAGGTGTCCCAGAGTTAGCCACAGCGTGAAGAACGCCATTATAGTTATCAATCGAGAACTGTGATAAGGGGGGAAGGTTAACGCCAACTGTGTCGGTAGCGTTACCCATAACCTGCACAGTTGCCGTTGTTGATAGGTTCTGCACAAGAACAACAATGCGCTTAGTGGTAATATCCGCGGGAAGGGCAAGCACCTGAGTCTTGGTAGTGCTTAGGGTCGTTTGAGTAGTCGTAAAACTACGCAGGAACGGAGATGATGTTGAGATGTAAGCCATTGTATTAGTAAGTGTTTGTCATGTTGATTTTGTCGAACTGACCCTGTTGACGCAACAATTTGTCGAGTTCAAGGTCAAGGACAACATTGGATTTCTGTTCTAGGACCGCGGCGCCTTCAACGTTTCCTTCGGAAACCATCCAATCTGCGGCAGACCCCCATGACATGTAAGGTCCAAAGATGTATGGGATTGAAACCTTCTTCCACTTTGCGGGGTGAGTATAGGGACTTTCTCCAGCATTGGCATTAGCAAGACAGGTGTAAAAGTTGCCATTATGAGGGCGTCCAGCAATAGGCATATAAGAACCAGTATTAGAGCCTGTATCAAAGTATGCTTGTGCGCCAATGTAGTAAGGAATTGTTGATAAGTATAGGTCGCCAAACAGCGGGGTAAACTGAATACGGAAACGATACCACCCGCTTTCAAGCAGTTTTTGACCAATGACTACGCGCGGAGCGTTAATGCCATCGTCGGAAAGTTCAAAACCAACAGACAAAGCCCTTGTGGTTTGCTGTGGGTTAAGGTTAAAAACCCCAAGGATTTCACCAATACCCTCACTAGAGGTGGGAGTAAAGTAAGGGACGCTTGTGACAGGGTCGGTTACAGAGGTAAACTCTACAAGGCGGATGACTTCTGGCCAGTTCTGGAGTTCCCAGACGCTACGCAGGCGCGCAGAGCAGAAGTCTCGGAACTGAGAGAACGTTTCGGAACGAATGTTATGTCGGTCCTGACCAGCGTATTGGAGCCCTTCAAAAAGGACAGTAGAGAAGTCAGTTGTCCTCATGTAATAAGATGGCCAGAGGCCGAGAAAATGGCCCCACCAACTGTCGTCCGCTTCACGCGGTTACGGACGGCAGTCTCGGGGTTTTGTTGAAAGAACTCGGTCATGAACTGCTTGTCGTCCCAGCACTCGTATCCGAGGCGTTGGCCCCAGTAGTGGTAGGCATCGGCAGGAATGGACCCGAGTTTTTGTCCTACGCCCTCGATTGCTTTCGCTTCGTGGGCATTGTGAAAAACGGCAATCTGCTGTGCGTCGGCAGATGCTTTGACTCTGTTCGCATGAAAGCCCAGACGAAGTTCCCTCTCCACCTCGTTTCGGAGGTGGGAGGGAATGACGTCAGCCAGACTTTGAACGAAGTCCGACATTCTTCCGATTAGGAAGCGAAGTCGAACACGCCGAACGCCAGCGGATTGTAGACGCAAAGGCCAGCAACCGCTTCAATCATTCGGGCTTCACCGCCACCAGCGTTAGGCAGGTTCGTAACCGAAGCGACGTTGCCGCCGTAACGGATTTCGACCATGTCGAACGGGATGACGTAACCCTTGTTCACGTCACCAGCGCCAGAAGCAAAGTTCAGGAAGTGGGATGGGTGAAGGCGGATTTTACCAAAGTCGCCCTCGAAAACGTCAATAGACGAGATGTAGGACGCTTCCTTGGCTTCGCGGTTGAACGTGCGAACGGCAGGATACTGGTTGGTGCCAGAAGCCGTAGTCGTGAACACAAGGTTCGTGAAGGCGCGCTTAAGAGCGGTGCCGACAAGAGCATCGTAGTCGCGATACTGGCCAGTCTGGGAGTAGATGCCAGTCAGGACGTTCTGAACGATAGTTTCCGTTAAGGTAGCAGTCGTTGCAGTTGAGCGGTTAGCGGTTGGTGTGCAGAACGCATCAGGAACAGCGAGAGTAGCGTCCTTGGTAGCGATAGGCTGGAGCCACTTGTTAAGGCCGCGAGTGAGATACGGCGTAGAACCGCCAGCATCCAACTGTGCGCCGTTGTTGGAACACATGGTGGCTTCCATGTCGCGCTTGATGCCTTGGACGCCCTTGGCAATCTGGTTAGCGAGTTCAGACTTCACACCAGCGACAGTAGCAATGGACTCCGTAAGAGGAGACACACGAACAGCGCGGCTAAAAACCTGAATGTAGTTTGAAAGTTCGACGCGATAGTTAGTGCCGCCGTCCTTGGTGTAATTCTCGTAGGTCGAAATGTCCGTTCCGTCAACCTTGCCAGTAATCTTAGCGGCGGGGAGGCTGTCAGCCTGCCAGCGGAACTGGGTGTTTCCGGGTTTGGAGCCTTTCTTGGCCATCGACGTAAAGGGAGTATCCTTAGCGTCGACGAGAGCGATGAGGTCGGCAAGTTCTTCACGCTTGCCGCTTGTGAAACCGGGTTCTGTAAGTAGAGCCATGGTAGTATATGAGTAGGATTAGGGGATTATAGGAACTTTGATGCGATTATGTCCGCAAGGTCATCACGAGAAGTAGACTTTTGGAAACGAGCCTTTGCTTCTGCCGACTTCATATCCTTTTCAGGACGGGAAGAAGGGGTAGCACTTGGTCGAGGTTGAACAGGAGCGCGCTGGGGCATCGTGTTCTTGGCAGACTGTTCGCGGGTTTTGATGCCACGAAGATAATCTCCAACTACAATTTTGTAGTCAGGGAAACGTCGGATTTCAGGAAAAACCTGAAGGAACTTTTGGGCAAGCCCATGCTCCTTTGTAGATTTATCCTTCCACCATGGATATTCCTTAGTCGCAATCTGGTCCATGTGAGACACCTGTTCGAGATAGCGATGCTGTTTAGGCAAATGCTCCTCCATGGCGTCCATGGCTTTAATTTTGATGTTTCGGACTTCCTCGGCGGAATAGTCAGTTTCGTTTCCGTCCTTACCTCTTACTGTTGCTCCGTCAGGGTTAAGTTCGCACCAGCGCCTAATCTGCCTTGCCTGTTCCATCTCTTTCGAGACAAGTTCAGGGGTCGACAAGTGGAAGTAGGGGTTCTCAGGGGAAGGGTTCTGGACTGGCTTCTGAGAAGCCTCCTGCCGCAGAGTATCCATTTCCAACCTAAGTTTCTCTACTTCGGCTTCAGCCTCACGGCGCTTGGCCGTAAGGGTGTCGATACGTTTCTTAACACCTTTGGAGAGGCCACGCTCGGTATCGTCTTTGTCCTCATCAGCCTTAGGGGCTTCTTCGGTTTCGTCGGACGTTTCCTCGGTGGTTTCCTCGGTTTCATTCTGTGAAAGAACCTCTTGTTCACTTTCATCCGTCGCGTAGTCGGATGTTTCTTCCTCAGGCTGTATTTCGGACCCTTCGAGGTCCGTCTTTTCGGGTTCACTCAGAAAAGATTTGCTAAACTTGTCAGCAATTTGGTCTACTGTAAACCCAGAGAACTTGGGCGTTTCAGGAACGTTTTGAGCCTGTTCAGGAGCGGCTTTGTTGGTATCGGTCATACGAATAGGTCGTAAGTCTTTTTATACAGGGTTTTAAGGTCCCAGAACCTTGGCTAGAAAATGGGCCCAACAATGGGTTATGCAATCACAGTTAGGACTGGGTTCCATTTTCGGATGGATTGCGGACTTCTTGAGGCCGTCCTTCATGAGCAAGGACTTGATTGCGGGTTTCAATAAGGATGGTTTTAAACGTGACCAGCGCTTCCGCGCGGCCCGCATACCAAGCCCTATCTTCGCCTTTGTTCTCTTTCGAGATGGCCGCGGCAACCTCCGCTTCAATCGAAGCGTCGATAAGCATATGTAATGCCGTCCATAACTCATTCTTGCTGTCGAAGGAAAACCCTCGGATTATGTTATTAGGCAGGTCCTGCGGCATTGGCTTGGTCAATTTGAGACTGCATTGCATTTCCAGCCTGCTGGCCTACAGGGGATACCCCAGTTCGGCCAACTTGCTTGTTTTGCTCTTGGGAAACACTCATTTGTAGGTTCTTGATGTAATTTTCAACAAGCGCGCGGAAATGTGGGTCTTGGTTCATCATGCTTTGAGCCTTTTGGTTTTTGCCCATAATTTCCTGAAGATACTGCAATTTAGCATTAGCGGCAGGGTCATTTTCAACGTATTGAGCCTCGTTGCCAAGCATCATTAGTCCGACGTCGCTTTGAATGTCCTTGTAAACCTTCTGGCTGGCAGAGCCAGCGGGCATAATGAGTTCCTTGGCCTTATCAGGGTCAATGGCCTCAATAGCCGCCTTGACCAGTTTATTGCGGTCAATGATGCCGCCGCCGTCAAGCGGAAGAACAAACTGAGTAATAGCCTTCAACTTTTCAATGACGTAGGCCGAGTCAATGTCACGAACATCATACTTCACATGGAAGTCGAACATAGACGAGATTTCAGAGGCGTTCTGTGGGAGTTGCATGCCGCATATGCGCTCGACCTCGGTAGGCTCCATGTATTGTAGCGTAAGGGAGAACGTCATGCCAAAGGCTTCGCTCCAAGCAGATAGCCAGTTATTGACCATATTTTGCTGAGTGACCTGTGTTTTAGTCGGAGGAATGTTAGGGTGAGTAAGCCCAAAGTATGCGGCGTTTTGCATTTCAACGCGGTCCATCAGGCTAAACGCGGTTCCAGTTTCTCCAGCAGGAGGAGGCATGAAACGATAGTCGTCAGGCGATGTAACAGGGAGGTGAACTCCGGGGGCTACCTTGTTAAGTCCGCCAAGGCGCTTCTTAACCATGACAGGAGGCATAGTGACAAATGCTGTGCGGTCACGGATAGAGTCTTTCTGCGCTTTGATTTCCAACTGGTCGCTTGCAGAGATTTCAGGAACACCTCGGCAGTCCATGATAGCGCGGCGAGTCCGCTCGCGGCGGTAGACTACAAACGGATACTTGCCATGCGCATATCCAAGCAATTCGTGTTTAGCGAAAAGTTCAGTTCCAGCAATAGGACAGAAAATGGTCTGGTAGATGCCAGCAACTCCATCTTCGTCTAAAAGCCGCGTGTAAGAGTATACAATCTCAATGAGATTGTCGTTGCGGTTAATCTGGTAGTTAAGGAGCGAAGCAGATGGCAGGATGTTTGGGTCGTTAAACGAATTAAGCATGCCAGCCGTCTTGACGGCTTCTTCAATGAAGTCATCATCCCACCCGTCAGTCTTGGCCATTTCATGCAATTCAAGTTCTGTCATGAACGTTCGACGGAACACTACGCGCGCGCGCTGAAGGTCAATGGTTTCAGGCGGGAAGGAAATCTCGTCAAATGGCTTAAGCGCCACCGCGCAAGGAAGGTTCTTTGCCACATACTGTTCTGGGATGTGAGCCACGCCTTCTTCACGGAGGCTACGAATGGCTTTCTTCAGGTCTTTTACGGCCATTTGCTTTAGATACATAGTCGCAAGGTCTACCGCAAAATCTTCCTGCGCGGGGTCCATTACGGCTTCGGCAAGTTTAGCCAAAGGAGAGGTGGGGTCTTGCTGGGCGGCTTGCTGGGAAAGCGCGTTGATTTCGTCAATGCGAACAATCTGGAACCGCGTTCCCATTTCCTGCTCCCAGAAAACGTGCAAGGCAGACCAGCCGTATTGATGAGTGTAGTTGGCCAGCAGTTCGGCTTCATTGCGAAGTTCGGGACGAACCTTGTTCATAAGCCAAGTCATGAGTATATTGCCGCCAGCCGAAGGCCCGTTGTCGTTGATTTCCGTTCCGTTGATACGGACGTTACAGCGGTCAAAGGTGGTCATCAGGTTAGCCACAATCTCGTTGATTGTGCTGTCAACCATGCGAACGCGCACGTCAGAGGCGCCTTCAAACGGGAAAGCAGGGTCGCCATCAGGACGAACGTCGCTATGTTTCTTGCCGTCCTCAGTCTGGCCTTCCCATCGGGCAAGACGGATGTTGTCGTTATTGACAATGCGC